GGCGGTCTGTAGGAGAATCGAACTCCTCACTCCGGCGTGACAGGCCAGTGTTATAACCGATTAACTAACAAACCGAAAATGGCGCCTAACCATGGGCGCCACGTGTGAATTAGGACACAAACCCTAGTGAAACAGGAGAGAATTAGGATTAGTCTTCTTCTACTAATTTTGAGAAGTAATCCATTGTGTCATCGTCTCCATCACTATCATTTGATTCGACAGGAGCGACTGACGGTTTTGTTTCACTTTTTGTTTCTACTACTGGTGCCAATTCCGCATCATCAAAGGTGGGAGTATCAATTTTATCAGCAGTTGTAGTAGTTCCAGTTCCGTACACAACTTTTTCAAATCTCACTTTGAGGTCATCATATGATTTGAAGTTTGTAGGATCTGAAAACTCAGATAGAGCATATTGTTTTTTCCAAGTGCTCTGTATATCATCATCATTATCAGCAAGTGGTGATGGTGAATCAAACTCTGATTTGTCATAGTTCCAATAACCATCTACTTTTCTGATTTTTAATTTGAAGTTTGCACCTTCCCAAAAGTCAAATGGGTTTAAAGGTTTCTCATCTTCAAATTGTGGTTGCATTGCCTCAGTAATCTTATCAAATATCTTTTTACCGAACTTGAATAATTTTACTTGACCTTCGTTCTCTGGATTCTTAGGATCAGAAACCACAAGAACATTTGTGTAGTAAGTTAGTTTTCTTTTTCTCTTACGTGCAATTTCTTTATCAGATTCTACACCTGAGTTCCATAGTTTACTATTTTCTTCAGATACAGGATCTTTCTTGTTCATTGTTGTGAGAGAGTTCTCAATATACCAACCACCTGGTCCTTGAAATGCGTGTGACCATACTCTTGCCCAAGGTAATTCTTCACCTTCGACTGCAGGTAGAAAACGAATAACTGCATAACCGTTACCTGATTTATCAAGTTCTGGTCTCCAGAATCTTTCGTCTTTTCCTGATGATTGTGTGGTAGTTGTTTTATTAAGAGATTCTAACTCTTTCGTTAGTTTGTCGAAATTACCTCGACTTCTTTTTAATGCTTCAAATGACATTTATTGTATTCTCCGTATGTTTATTGTATTATTGTTGTTATCCACGTATTGCATCATATAATAATAGTATTATATCATATATAGTCAACTTTGTCAACTATAAAATGGGGCCGAAGCCCCATTTCTTCAAAAAAATTAGAAATTAACAGATACTCCAGCAGCTGGTGTTACTTCTTCAGAATCCATATTGTATCCTGCTTCTACATACCAGTCAACTGATTTGTATGAAGATTTGTAACCTGCACCTGCGTTCTGTGACCAATCACCCTCATCACCGTTTACGAATAATGAATATCCGTTTGTAGAGATGATTGATTCATAAGCAACTTTGTCTGTTAAAGAGTTGTCGTGTGTTGCAACAGTTGTTAATGTTGCTTCTGCACCTAGACCAACAGTTCCTTCAACAGCATAGATGTTGTCACCACCATCGATTGTGTGATCGACAGAAGCGGCAAGACCTAGTTTGCCTACGTCTAATGAATGTTTTAATTGTACTGTATCAAAATCAGTTACATCTGTACCTGTGTCTGTAAATAAAAATCTTACAGAGGTATTCTTGTATGAACCAATGATACTCTCACCAGCGTCACTTGGATTTGCTAGTGTGTCTGCACCAACAACTTCAAGTCCACCACCGATAAAGATGTCACTTTGTTCACCATAACTGATTGAACCGTTTGTGTATTTTACACCAAGTGAATACTCGTCTAAAACAAGTTGGTCACTTGAGTTTGTAATCACAGCGATAGACGCAAATCCAACATCACTTGAAATATCCAAGTCAATGTCTTTTGTTGCGATTACATCGCCTGCGGCGTTCTCGGAGAAATCAACTCCAATTGCACCTGAGATTTCTGCAAATGATGTTTTTGAAATCATCAATGCAGCTAAAATTAATATTAATTTTTGCATTTGTTTCCTTTTCTTATTCACATTAAAATAACATAATTGTTAACGTGATATTTATACGTAATAATTAAACTTTAGATTAAAAAGTTGTTGATAAGTTCTTCTTGTGTAATGTACTTAATGTTAATGGCATCTGCCCATTCTTCAATTTCATCATTCACTTTATCAGTACCTAAAGGTTTTTCGTTTACTTTATAGAAATCAATATTTGAATAAACTATAAAGTTTGATTTATACTGTTGCAACCAATTTACTGGATTGACTGCATCAATATCATTCTTCTCATAATGTAGGGTGTCTTTATACATGTTGTTAAATTTATTTGTATTCGAAAATAAATCACAACCTATCATATAAACTTCATCTGGCTTTTCAACATGACAACCAATGTTTAATGCCGTAGGACCTGCTGACCATCCACAATCTCCTGTTGTACCGTCATTTAAATTCATGTGTTCGTCAATACGATTCACTTTATCTTGTGGAAATAACCATGAGATAAACAAAACGTTTGCACCAATACCTTTATACTCTCTATCTTCTTCTAAGAGTTTGTTCTTCCATAATGCGGTTGAACCATGGATCACAAACTCAGTTGAACCTTCTGGTTTTTCACTTTCAACAATTTTAGGTTCATAACCAAATCTTTCTTTCATATCTTCAATGTGAGTAAATTTCATTTGTTCATACATCATATCTGGTATTGATGACCAACCACGATAATAGACAGTATTATCTTTTGCATAACCTTTATCATAAATTTCATGCATGATACCAGGATCAACACTGATTAATGCATCTGGTGTGTAATCTCTGTGTAGACCATTACAACCATAAACTTTACCTTTACCTGTTAAAAGGTTTAGATCAAAGTTTTGACGACTTTCGCCGTTACCTATGAGAAAGAGCTTCTTCGATGTAGTCATATAAATTCACCTTTGGTTTCCATCCTAATGCATAAAACAGTCTGTTATCTGCAACATTATCTAATCGTTCTGTATTATCACCGTTTGCCATAGTGACACTTGGTAAATATTTTTCTGCAATCTCTGACAATTTATATGATTGTCCATAACCTAAATCATAAACACCAGATATTTCATAATCACTATTAATAATTAATTCAAATGCCGATAATATATCATCAATGTGTATAAAATCTCTACTATGATTTTTATTAATATAAGTCACTTCATTCTTTATAATCTTAGGTATCAACATATTCTCTCGACCACCTGGACCATAGATTGTAGTAAATCTTAAACCAATACTACTCTTTGGTGCAATCTTTTCAATTTGTCTTTTACTCCAGGCATATGGATTTAATTCTGGTTCTTTTGCTGTACTTGAACTGGCATAGATTATCTTTGTATTGGTAAAGTTTTCAAATAGTCTTTGTGACGCCATAACATTATGAATTGTATAATCTCTTGGATTAATAACACTTTCACGTACACCAGAAAGACCTGCAAGATGAATTACTAAATCAACTTTATAATTCAAATCACATGTCAATAAATCATGACCTAGTTTCTTATCTAGTTTAATGATGTGATGATTTTCAGATAGTTTCTTACAAAGATGTTTACCTACAAAACCTTCACTACCTGTTATTAATATATTCATTGAACTCCTCATAATTCATTTGTCTTACATTATCTATATGTCTCCATTCTTCTGGCCATATTTCACCACCTACACGATAGAATTGTATAATTTTATTTTCTTTAAATATCGTTGACATTTGTTTAATCCATTTACCTGAAAATTTTTCTAATGCATCTACTGGTGCATAACTATTGGTCCCTTTGTATATATTGTTCATTGGATTTGTTGATTGTTTTGCATTATCTATTTTATATGATAGATCAAAACCCAACATAAAAATCTTACCAGGACCTTTTGTATTTCGAGCTGCATAGTCTAACATTGTCTGACCTGTATCAAAATGTCTGTCTTCACCTAATGCATCTTTAAATGATTGAATATGATCTCTCGCTTTAGGAAACATTTTAAGAGCACTTTCATATTTGTGTTTTGCAATCATCTTTGAAAATAACCAAGCGTTATTGGCAACCATTTCTTCAAAGATAGGACTATCAATACAACCTATATAATCTGGTGCAAAATCTCTATACAAAGCATTACAACCATAAGTTTTACCAATATCTTTCAGTTTCTTCAAGTCAAACTGTAAACGACTGGTGCCGTTTGCTATTACGAAACTACGCATTGTTTTATAATCTCTTTCAATTTATCATAATCTTTATCACCTAAGAATGTTGTGTATTTACGTGCAAGTAAACTCACTTTGGGCCATACAATCTTTTCTTCAATCTCTTTATCAAACTTTTTACAATAGTTAAACATCTTTTGTAAAACTGATAGTGTGTCTAAACCAATCTTTTTTGCAAGAAAACTTTTGAGTAGAATAGGATGTTGACCTTTGTAACATTTAAATATTTTATTGAAATCACCATTTGCCTTTTTAATTAAATGCATCATATCTAATTTGAAATAGTAAGAGAATCCATCTCTACGTTTGATGTGTTGTAAATATTTTTGTTCTGCTGTAGATGAGTTAAGGTCTCCCACCCATGTGTTATGATTGCCAACAAAACCAGAAACAAGAAAATCGACAATATCAGTCTTATACTTCTTAGCAATACGATGAAAAAAGAAACGGTCATTTCTTTTACTAAAGGAATCATAAGAAGCCCGAGTCCTACCATTATACTGATCAAAATTATAGTCATCACGTGTAAAATGTAATTTGATTGCTAAATATGTTTTGTAAACGTCAAATCCATCCATTAATCTAACAAATATTCACTACTCACTGGAAATTGATCTCTCATTACCTGTTCAATATGATGTACAACATCTCTTGTTTCAGATTGTGTATCTTCTTTCAATCGTAAATTACATACACGAGCAAAAGCATATAAACTACCAGACCAATACCATTCAGTCATCATGTTTTGTGGCAATACCATTCTTGCCATTTCAGGTGCAATACCCTTTTCAATCATATCATTATATAATTTTTTTAAAATACCCATTTCACTAGTTATATCATATTCAACTTCTTCTTTACTTGACCCTTGTTTGATACTCTTTGGTGGTCTTTTTCTCCACATGAAAGGAATATAAAACTCTGGTTCATCATCAACATATCTACGACTTACTTCGTTCCATACTAATCCAACTTGATGTTTAACTAATTGTCTGGCAACAAAGATTGGTGCCTTGATTCTAAACTGTAAACTTGCATGAGCAAATGGTGACCAATGATTGTGATCTGCTAGATACTTAATTAACTTTTCATCTTTTTGTGTTAGACCAACTCGATGACCTTCGATTTGTTTTGCAAATGATACACGAGCTGCATTGACAACTGTTGCATCACTGCCCATTTTGTCAATTAAAGTTACGTTCATACTGGTAATGTGCCACTCTTTGGTAAATAATGTAATTCTTCAGCATTTAATTTAATCTTTTCTTTTAATGTGCGATTAATTAAATGTGTAATGGTATCTGGTTCTATTTCTTTTTCTTTACAATATTCTAAGATAGCATCCATGTGTGTCATTTGTTTCATTTGAACTTTCTGATCAATCAGAATTGCAAAATCTTTTGGTGTCACCCTTGTTCACCACCCATTGTATAACCAGTCATTGATGCAACTGAAGCTGTTGGTTCATCGTGTCCATGAAATGTAAAAGTCATTTGGTCTTTATTCTCTTGTGATTCTTCATATAATATAAGTGCAATTAAAGAGTACACCGCATTATCCATTAATGTATCTTTGATTGATTCATCATTATATTTTAATTCACCTTTTTGTATAAAAGACATTAATCGACTATACTTATCACCAAGTCGTACAGCAATACCTTTCCAGGCATCAATACCACCTAGTTCTGATAGTCTAAAGTTTGCAAATGGATCTGCTTCTTGAGCATAATCATGTCGTTTCTTATCGTGTAATGCTTTTATTTCTTCTAGTAATTCATAAAAGCGGTGTGTGTATTTGTGCATTATTCACTCCTATTATATAGTTCATGCCCAACACTAATCGATTGGACACATAATTTGCCATCATATACCATCATCAATGCCAATTTCTTTAGATCCGAACTGGCTGCAAAGAATACGGTACGGTTTTTGTTATTGTATTCATCACGACCAAGACCAATGGAAACAGGTAGTAATTGATATTTGTACCCGAGATAGTAGGCAACTTTTTCTGGTTCTCCACAGAATAATACAGTATGTTCAACCTCTGTAAAAGTATCACTAAAAAGTTGATTGTATTTAACTGCATGTGTGTTGAAAGTTATTAAAAATGAACATAATATAATACTAATTATTTTTTTCATTTTCGATTGATTTATAAAACTCCTCTATGGATTCTTTTAGAGGTGTCAAGTATTGTTTTTTGTCTTTTTTAAATACTTGTGTTCCACCATCTTCAGTTACGATAAGAATCACAATGTTATTGATCGGAATTCCTGTTCTTTCTTCATACATCTCTGCATAAGCAGTACCTTGTATGAAGTAGTTGATAATCCAATCTTCTTTTTTCTCACCTGAAGCTGTTTTAAAATCAATAACAGATAGTTCACCTTCATATTCTGCAATACAGTCAACTCGACCTGCAACTGTATATTTCTCAGAAAACAATTGAGCTTCCTGTGTGTGTATATTATTTATGTTGTTAAGGATAGGTTTAAATTCGTTAAACATACACCAAGGTAGGAAGTTCTTCTTGTGTTTTTCAGTTAAGGTTTCTTCGTTTACGTTGTTGAGATAATCCTCAACCATATTATGAACAGCAGTTCCACGATTAGCAGCCTTTCTGCCAATATGATTAGCGACTTCTTCGCCAACTCGTTTACGCCACTCCATAAGTCCTTTCTTATCTCTTTGTGATAAGACTGTGGTGATTGAGGGATATGCATCTCCGTTTTCGGTTTCATAGAATCTTTTGCCATCTACGTTTCTCGCTTTTAATTCTGGTAATTGTACTGGTTCTAAATGATTAAACATAATATAATTATATCACACTTTAACTAAAATGTCAATAGTTAATCATCTCCAATGCTAATTCGTTAGTTTCATTAACTCGTCTAGTCCAACCTTTACCAAAAGTATCAAACGTTGATAATGATTCATAATATTCTTGTCTTGCTTTAGAATAGTTTTCAATGGTTTCTTTTAATCCATGTTCTTTTACATACTCACTTAATTTTGCAAGAGTATTAGGTCCAATACCACCATCGGCAACAGTACCAATCATTGTTTGTAGATATTTTGCAGCTCGACCTGTACCTGCATTGACACCAAAATCAAAGACTGCCAAGTCTAAACCAGAAGGTAAATCATCACCCTTTACTCTATCCCAATAGTTCTTTTTATAGATTGGTTCAACATCTTCTCTCGTCAAATCTTTCATATCTTTTGTGCCACCGAAGTCTTCGTAAACTCTCTTGGTGACGCCTAGATTTGTTTCTCCTCCAGGGTCTTTCGGATGATTGACGTAACCTCCCTCGTGGTGTAGTATTGTTTCTAAACATTTAATCCAATTGTTTTGCATTTGCTATCTCCGTTTTATAATAAAGTTTAAGTTTCTTGTGGTCTCTTAAAATTCTCCACATGTCTGATGAACGATCGATATCTCTATCACGTTCCATTTCTTCTACTTTCTTTTTATAGTATTTGTGTAGTTGTTTTAGGTCTTTAAGTCTGGTCATAGTGCAATCCTAACTTTATTTTGTTTACTAGATAATTACGTAAGAAACCACTTCTTACGATGTCACCTAAGTCAAATTCGATATTCTCAAACTCACCCATTTCAAACAGAATCCTTTGAAAGTCAAAGATACCATTTTTCTCAGCAGTCTTGTTTAAGTCTGTTTGTTGAAAATCACCACAAAAGATAATTCGACTATTCTGTCCAACTCTTGTAATGATTGTATCTAATTCGTGGAAGTTAAGATTCTGACATTCATCTACAATAATAATACCATTATCTATGGTAATACCTCTTAGAAAAGAAGTAGATAAAAATTCAATGGTACCTTGATTACGTAAGTCAACATATAATCTTTCAAATGCATTTTCAGTTGGTGCTGAAAACATAAATCGTACCATGTTTTGATATGGCATTTGATATAAAAATGCTTTGTCTTCTTCATCGCCTGGAAGAAAACCAATATCTCTGGTAGGTAATAAACTTCTTACAAGATAGACACGTTGTTGATCTGTCTTGTCATTGAGTACCTCTTTCAGTGCCATATGTAAAGATAAAAATGTTTTACCCGTACCTGCAACTCCATAGAGAAATAAATGTTTGCCGTCTTTCCATGCCTGAGCGGCACGTTTTTGATTTTCAGTGATTGGTTTGATATTGACTAGGTCTTTGTCTGAGATTCCAAGTTTCTTTTTTGCCATCTTTATCCTTTGTGCGGCCCAACTAAGAAGTTGGGCCTTTATCTAGTCCTGTATCGATAACAGCTGACTTTCAGGCAAAGTTTACCCTACTTTTGCTCTTCGATATTCTTCGGGCAGATACTTAATTATTTATAGTGCCCTCTTTCTGTGTTTCTTTAAAACATCTCTTGCTTTTATTCTTGCATTGGATTCTTTAGGTCCATAACGTTGTGCCAATGGTGAATCTGGATGTTTTTCACTGATTTTAGACAGTGTTTCTTTCCAACCAGAATCTGTTTTACTATCAAGTGTACCAACACTTGAAACAATATTCATTTGTGTTGGTGGTAACAATTCAATATGTTTCTGTTTCGTAAATTCTTCCATTTCTGCAATCATCATTAATTCTTCCCACACTTTACCTGTATTGTGGTCTTTAAATCTATACGTTGGCATTTAATTTTTTCTCCAATAAAGTTAATGCATCTTTCACATAGGCAATACTTGCCACTTCATCATCATTAATCTCTATATCAAATTTATCTTCCATTTCCATGATAAATTCTACTACCATTAAACTATCAAATCCTAAGTTATCAATGAAGTGAGAATCTAAGTCAAAACCATCTTCGGTATAATTATAGTTTGTTACGATTTCAAATAGTTTCTGTTGTAATACCATGTGTGTACCATTCTGGAATCTGTCGATTTGTCCATTTTGCAAATTCTTTCTTTGCGATTATATAGTAGTTCTTATATGCTTGAATAGAATCACCATCAACTTTACATTCTGGATAATGTGACATTGCTTGTGGTGGTTCTGTAAAACCATTATCTGGTAAATTTTTGGGAGTTGTTTTTAGTATGTCACCAAGCAACGTCCAGCTGGAGTGATCTTTGCCTTTTTGGTTTCCATATCGATGTCGATACTCTGCTGATAGTTCACGCCACAATTCATACAACCAGTCATAATGCTGAGAAGAAGTACGAGCCCAAACAGTCGAAGGGTGATTAAAATGACATGCTTTGTAAACAATGTTTTCTAAGTTATCTGATAGTTTATATCTGGTTATCTTTCTTCCGTTCTTGGAAGTACCTATATATTTAGTAC